TGGTTCCACATATGGTTTATTTATTCTTGATTCAGCTAAAGCAGCAGAAGCTAAACAAATGGCTGAACAACTTGCACATGCAGCTATGCAGAATCAAATGCTTGAAATGTCTGATGTATTGAAAGTAGTAAGATCAGAATCTATACAAGAAGCAGAAGAGTTCTTAATAGTAGCAGAAGGAGAGAAACATGCTAGGGAAGCACAGAACCAAACTTCACAAATACAAGCACAAGCCGAAGCTGATGAAAAAGCAAGAGAGTTTGTTAGAGAAACCTGGGCGCATGATGATGCACAAGCAATTAAAGAGATAGAAGCAAAAGGTAAGATTGAATTACAAAAAGCTACTATATCAGCACTAGGATTTTCAGAAGATAAGGATATGGATGATGATGGAGAGATTGATGTACTCGAAGTATATAAGAATGGTTTGAATGCTATGGTAGTGCAAGGTAAGCTTGATCAGATGAAAGCTGATACAGAATTAAAGAAACAAGAGTTTGAACAGAAGAAAAAAGTTGATGAAGAAGAACTAAAGATAAAGAGAATAACAGCAGGTAAGAAAGGAAAATAGAGCTATATACAATAAAAAAAACACTAGTTCATTTTGAAACTGAAAAAAATTTCATTTTAAAACTTAAATTTGTATTCCAATGTTAGACAAAACACAACAAGAAGAGTCGCTGGATCAATACTTTGACAGCGAAGAGGATTTCGATTTTACCCCACCTAAAAAGAAGGTCGAAATTAAAAAGCAAAAAAAAGAGGGTGAAGATGAAGAAGGTGAGATAGACAAGAAAAAAGTTAAGGGTGAAGTTGAAGAAGAGGAAGAGGAAGAACAAGAGATTGATCCATTCGATGAATTTGAAAATGAGAATGATGATGAACCTTCCAAGCCTGATTCAACTAAAAATAAGAAGGAATCCGCCGGAGATAAAAAACCTGCTAAGAAAGACGGAGAGAAGAAAGCAGATGAAGAATCCGGTGAAGAACCCGATGATGAAGATGAAAAAAAGGAAGATGATATACAATTCTATACGAATCTTACTAAGGAGTTAAAAAAGAAAGGTATATTATCAAGCATCGAAGTAACAGATAAAGATGAAATTGATGAAGATAGATTCTTTGAGTTACAAGATGAGGAACTGGATGCAAGATTGAATGAAGAAATTGAAACAATCTTTAAAGGTATTGGTGCTGATCCAGAAGCTACTGCCCTAGTTAAACATCTTAAAAATGGTGGAAAAACAAGGGATTTCATTAAAGTATATGGTCAACCTACATTCAAAGAAGATTTAGACCTAACAGTTGAAAAGAATCAAAAGAATGTAATAACAACCTATTTAAGAGAAGTTGAAGGATTAGACGAAGAAGAACTGGAAGAGAGAATGGAATTTCTCAAAGATACTGCAAAGAAAGAAAAGTATGCTAAAAGATACCATAATTACTTTGTAGAAAAAGAGAAAGAAGCTAAAGCCAATCTTCAAACCACAACTTTAAGGAATAAACAAAAAGCTATTGATCAAGCTAAAAAGTTTAAAACCGACATTGAAGAATTTATCAATAACAATGAAGAAGCTGCTGGTATCCCTATTCCAGTAAAAGATAGGAAGAAACTTATCCCTTTCATGACAGATGCATCAGTTAAGACAGAAAAGGGATTCAGAACGCCTCTTCAAATAAAAATTGATGCTTTATATAATAGTGATGAAAAACTAGTTGCATTTGCTAGTTTGTTGATGAATGACTTTAAACTTTCTGGTGTTAAAGAAACAGGTAAGAAAGAAGAAGTTAAGAAGATCAGGGAAGTATTAGAAAGGAATAAAGATTCAAGAAGAGTACCATCATCAGCACACACTCGATCACTATCTAATGGTAAAACAATTGCAGATTTACTATAACGAAATATAAAAAAACAAAAAGATGGCAAAGATAGAAAGTCGCTTAATTACTAAGAAAATGGCTTGGCACGCTAATATGACGGAGATGAACCATCTCGGCAAAGCCCTGATTGTAAAGCCTCACGTTATGGAGGGTGTAATGACCAAGCTATTTACTTCGCAACAGTATAGCGACAACGCACTAACTTCCATGCTCATTAAAGAAGGAAGAACTAAGACCATTGATAGGTCAAGTTGGGAATGGAAACTTAAAGGTGCATCTACAAGGCCGCTTGTTTTAATGGACAGGGTAGAACCTGATTCCAATACTACACTTGGAAAGTATAAAACAGAATTTAATCTCAAATATGATGAGAACTGGTGGAAGCCGGGGGATGTAGTGCATCCCGGTGCAAGTGATAAGCGTTACCAATGTCGTGTAATGCAACCACCACAAAGAAACGGTAAAGGTTGGACATACCGTGTAAGGTTAATGTCAGATGATCCACAATTCTTTCTTGCTGAAAAGTTTGTTTCTCCCGGTACACTATGGTCTAAACTGTTCTCAGTTTACGAAGAAGGTGCAGAACAAGCAGGTAGCACAGTCTACAGCAATGATATGGCTCTCGAAAATGAAATGGGCCGGTTCCGCAAAAGCTATAAAGTTACAGGTGATGTAGCAAATGAAGTACTTGCTGTATCAATACCTACCAAAACAGGTGGTAAAGTTAATTCATGGATTCAATATGCCGAAGTAGAATACTGGCAGCAATGGCATCGTGAACTGGAATACGCAGGTGTGTATGCACGTAAAGTAAATTCAGTAATGGGTGCGAATGGCAGGCCGGTTGATACCTTCCCCGGTGTACATGAACAACTTGAAGATTCACATGTACATGGTTACTCTGTACTTTCTGCAAGGCTTATTGAAGAATACCTTATGGATATATTCTATGGCAGGGTTAAACCGGGTAAACAGCGCCATGTAAAAGGTTTTTCAGGTGAATATGGTATGCTTAACTTCCATAGGGCTATTGAAAGAATTGATGCAAGGAGAGGTTTCTTACAGGTTGTTGATAACAAGTTTATTCAATCAACCAGTTCAGAATACCATACTAATGCACTTAGCTACGGTTACCAGTATACAATGTACAGGATGCCAAATGGCAGTACATTTGAACTAGCTCACCTTCCTCTTTACGATGATCGTGAAATCAATACCGAAATTGATCCGGTTACAGGTTATCCAACAGAATCACAACGTATCACAATGTTGGATTTTGGTTCCGATTCAGGAAACAGTAATGTTACTTTGATGAAGAAAAAAGATGAATTTAAACTTGGTTACGTTGCCGGTACACATAGCCCTTATGGGCCAGCTAAGAACGATAACATGGCTCATACTGGTGATTACTATGAAATGGTAGTTCAGGATAAGATGGGTATTCATATCGAAGATGTTACTCGTTGCGGTGAGTTAATTCTTTCCCGTAACTAAGGGTAACGCAGGTAGGGGGTAGCAATACCCTCTATCCTTGTTTAGCTATTCAAAATATAAAACACAACAAATGAGAGTAGAAGTAAGACCTTTACCTACTAAGAAATGGCATGGTAAAGAAGGTAAAGATTCATTCACAAGACCTAAAGTGATTGAAGCTTTATATGACGATTCACTGAAAGCATATGCTACTGGACTTACGGAAGAAGAAGCAAGAGAGTATGGTAGGAAATTAGGTGTTGATCTTGGAAATCATTTTGATCCAGAAGAACCGCATCCTACATGGTCAACAAAACAGTTTTCATTAAAACTTGACAACAATACTGTTATATTAGATACTAAAGATTTAAGACAACATGTATTAGTTAAGTTAATGAAAGCTAACAAATGGGTTGCAAATTCAATGAAGTCTTGGGAGAATGGAGAATGGCCCTTTGCAACACATGTGATCTTTGATGAAGAAGAAGAAGTTGAAATCAAAGCATCAAGAGCAAGCAGGAAAGCATTAGTTTACCAGAAGCTTGCTGAAATGTCAGATGAAGAGAAGAAGAGTTTGATTTGGATTCTTAGTAATAAATCATTAAGAGGTAAATCACCAAACTTCATTGTAGTAGAACTTGATGAATTGATTAACGGTGATGATAGTGCTGAAACTTTTGAGAAATTAGCTAAGTTAATTGAGATACCAAAAAGAGACAGGTTTGCTAAATCAACTATATTGGAAGCTATTCAAAGAAATATACTCATTAAGGATGGTTCTAGTATAGTATGGATGGGAGATCATATTGCTAATTCAGTTGATGATGCAGCAGCATGGTTATCATCTCCTGACAATCAAACCATTAAAGCTAAAATAATTGAGCAGTTAAATAGCTAATCATGAATAT